ACAGCAGCAGCAACAGCCGCAGCAGCAACAGCAGCCGCAGCAACAGCAGCAGCAGCAACAGCAGCCGCAGCAGCCGTACGAACAGGTACTTCAATATTTAAAAGATATGCACGGTCGCTCTGAATTGCCGGGAGCGGGAGGTACAAAAGGTGCAAAAGGTGCAATTGGACGTGTTATCAAAATGATACAGAAAGAAATGGAAGAGCAGGCAGCGCAGCAGCCGGGCACGCAGCAGCAGTTTTATTATGGAAAATAATCACAAGTAATCAGCCGCAGGGAACGTAGCAGCAGGGAACGTATGTTGGGCCGGGAGTCTTCCCTTCTGCGTCAGAATTCATGCCAAGTGAAATTAAACAGTAAAAGAAGGATTTACAACTTAAAATACTATAAGGTATTAACGAACAGTTTATTTAACCAAAACAGAAGTCTTGACGTTATTATCGATCATAATAACGTCATTTAAGGAGGTTTCGTATGAAGCTTGTTACACATTCGATCAAGACGGGCAAAGGGCGTAGTTTTGAGGACATAATCGCCTCTTTCAGCAAAGCAAATACAGTAAAAACTGCTTCTGCTGATGCAGTAAAGACAGCAGAAACAGTTGCTGTTGCTACAGAAGAAGAAGAAGTTAAAGAAGCCGCTGGCATCGATAACTTTGGCGACAAAAGGGCAGAGCCTTTCGGCAAGAAGAAAGACGAAGATGACGACAAGAAAGACGACGACAAGAAAGACGATGACAAAGAAGACGACGACAAGAAAGAAGCCGAAATTGAAGTTGAAATCAGAAAAGAAGCCGAAATTGAAGTTGAAATCAGAATTGCTGGTGAAGGTGCAGAGAAAGAAAAAGATGAAGCCGAAGACAGCGGCCAGCCTAAAGTGGAAGAAAAATGCCATAACGATCCAGAAGCTGGTAAGCATCGTGAAGGCGATAGCGACCAGAAGGAATCTGAAGCAGAAGACAAAGTTAAAGTTGCTTCTAAATGCACTTGCTGCGATGACAAGTGTGGCGAATGCGAAGATTGCAAAGGATGCGAAGGCTGCGATGGCGAAGATTGCAAAGGATGCGAAGGCTGCGATGGCGAAGATTGCAAAGGATGCAAGTCTTGCATGGCAGCTAGTTCCAATGAAAAAACCAAAATCGCTGATGGTCCACGTTTTCAGAAAATCGCAAACTTGGACGACAAATCCAAGACTTGGCTCGTTGAATATTGGAGCAAACTGTATCCTCGCGAATATGCCGAAGCTATGACGGCTGATAAGTAATCTTATTTAAGAGGAGAACAAGATGATAATTTCGCCTAGCGGCAAGCTACGCACAATGGTAGCTCAGCAATTTCAGAATACCGCTCTCGAACAAGATACGGGAATGGGCAATGTAGGTCTGGATACGTCAGGTATTGAACCTGAAAGTGTAGACCAGCTTATGGCTCCTCAAAAATTAGAGAACGAAGTCGAACTGGCTAAAATGGAACAGGAGTCTCCTTCTCCTGAATCAAATAAATCTGATTTAGCAGATTACTTGTTTAATAAGCTTCAAGAATTTGGCTATCCTGGCCGTAGACTTCAAGAATTTAGAAGTAAATTTGTCAAGAAAACAATTGATGCAGAGGGTGCGAAAAGCGTAGAAGTAGTTATCCCAAGTAACTATTACGGTTCGCAGAATCAAATATCAGATAAAGACTTTGGTCGTATGATCAAAGATATTGAACAGAAATACAATCTTTTTTTCGAAGGAGCAGAAAATTCAGATGGAAAACTGACAGTTCGTTTTACATCTGTAAGACGTGGCGATGGCGAAGAAATGGTTGAACAAGATGAGTTATCTCAAGTGTATGGACAGCCATCAGCTTCTGGTGGCGATTCTTCAAAAACATCTTATACAATCCATGAAATGATAAAACACAGCAAAAATAGTCTTGCTGAACAATTGCTAAAAGCGATAGGAGCGAAACAGTAATGCTTTTCCCCACAAATAAAGAAAGATCAATACCTTCTTTGAATATTGATTGGGATGCCATGCAAAAAGAAGTAGAAGCTATTAATAATGCAAAGAATATTAAACCTTCTCGTCCTCCGCAACTTGCAAAACAAACATCAGGTAATCTGTATAAACAGCAATCTGTTGTGAAGTTTCTGGAAGAAGGTTATATTCCCGATCAGGAAACAAAAACAGAAGAAAGAATAGCTCCTGAAGCAGCTAAAAAAATACAGAGTAAGTTCAGTCCAGAATCTTATTTAAGTCATTCAAGTAATATTCGCTCTGCCAGAACTGGTGGTATTAGTAATGATCGTGGTCCTAGTAAATATATTAAATCCGAAAGCTCAAATTCGATTTGGGATAATGAACGTCTTGCTAGACTAGCAGGTGCTCCAGATCCTACAAAAGAAGGCGAAGCAGAAAAAGAAGCAATTCAGAATAATAGGCGTCATGCAGAAAAACAACGTATGGATAGTATGGTTGAAGCTTTACAGAAAACAGACCAGAGAAAAGATAGCCATGTCTCTTCTCTTAGTGCTAGAGCGGGAAACCCTTATAAAACCCAGCAAACAGGTATGAGTATTTTTGCTAAAGACAACGATTTCGGTAATATTCCTGAGAAGACAGAAGGTGAAGCAACTATCGAACGTTCTAATACAGAACGAGCAGAAAGCAAAGAAGATCCAATTATTGTTTCTTCAAAAGCTGTTTCTTCTAAAGATATTGTTAGCCGTATGTTCGATAGTCTAGTTGGCAATGCGGAGTAATGATGCCTTATAACTTCAGTAAAACAAAACAAGCTCAATTTGGTGATCAAATGGCACCTGGTGGATATCCTCCTGTTCCTCCTGCTGATCCAACTGATATGAATCCTGATCTAGCAGAGATGGGAGCAGAAGATGACTTGGAAATACAGCAAGCGGGAATATCGTTTGGTAGCTTTGATGAATATAAGCAATGGTTGGAAGAACAGAATACTCCCGACGAAAGCGGACATCCAAATGGATTTAATAACGCTTTGTCACAAATCAGGATTGACCCTCTAACAGAAAAAACAGATTCCCAAACGGGTCAGCAAGTCAATTTATTTGAAGAGGCAAAGACGGGATTAGAAGAGTTTTATAGTGCAGAAGACGAAACAACAAGAGAAGAAGCAGCATTAAGAGTTTGGAAAGCTTTGCCAGAAGCAATGAAGCCAAGTGAAGAAGGGATAGAAGCTGAATATAAAGAAAATGTAAGCGGAGAAAACCCAAATAATATGGCTAACGAAAAATACAAAAAGTTTATTGAAAGTTCCGCTGATCAGATTCAGAAATTAGCGAAAGATTCTGTTAAGAAAACGTCTAGTTTTAACTTTAATAAATCTAATAAAGTTATAAAATCAGCTCAACACAAGCTTTTTGATCAAGTTAGAATGTGGGGTCCAGACGAAAAACGATACGATCCGTTTTTCCGTCAACCAGTTTCTGATTGGCACATTGTTGAGCGCAATAAAGGCTTTGGCCTTACTCTTGATGATTATTGGAACATTGACTGGGAAGCTATTTGGCGTGGCTCAATCATGGACAAATATTCGCGTCCCTATCGCAATAAAGATGGTGAATGGGTCGGCGGTTATATTCAAAAACGATTTGAAGTAGATAAATGGATTCCTGAACCTAATAATATGCAGCTTAAACCAGGTCAAAAACGCAAGCCAATAATTCCTGCATATGGTAATACTGAAATGCGTCTACAAGAGATGAGAAGTAATAACGACAGGGGATATGGCCCAGAAAGCGATACTTCTAAGCCTTTTAATTGGAATGAAGCTAGTTCTAAAAGAACAGTGAAGATAGCACGACATGATGCAATTGATTTAACGATCAGCGAGCTGCCTCCTGATATCAAGCAAGAAATTAAAGACGATTTAGATATCATGGGCAAACGCAGACCCGATCTCGATAATATGAGTCCTAAAGAATTTGGTAGAGCTTTATACCAAAGAAATAAAGATAATCCTGGTTCAGTTGATATATCACAATATATGGACCAAAGGATTAGAGATGCATATCATGCTGTTGAATTAGCAGATCAAATGTTCGCAGATTCTAAATCTGGCGTCAAAGTAGCAAAAAAAAAAGCCAGCTAAAATCCGCTGATCTTAAACCGCTTAAACCACTTCAAGCTCCTTTTCGCGAAAACAGGCCAGGTCCAAAACCATTTACAATGCCAAAAGCAAAAGATATAGTTCATACGAACTATAAATGTTTTCATTGTGGAAGAACCTTAGCAAGTCCTAAGCCAGCTCAATGTGAGTGCGGACACTCTACGGTAGATGCTATTAACTTGGGGATTCAACTTGCTCCTAATCCTAAAGGCGAAGAAACCAATCCTATTGGATTTATTGGTACAAATCAGTTAAATGCTAATGTCGATATACTTTATGATAGTAAAATTAAGAAATTTGTTATAGCAAAGCATAAAAGTAAAAAAGAAGAAGATATGAGAGTGAAAGAAGAATTTACAGGCAGGGAGTTTAAACAAGTGTTGTATAAGCCTCGTTCTTTGAAGAAGAAAAGATCGATTATTGAACTAACAGATCCAACATGTAGTTTAGATGCCGATGAAGCTAAAGCTGCATGCGACGGTCTGTGCATGGATTGATTATGCCACCAATTAGATTTCAAGTTAATAATAATCCAGAAAATAGAAGAAGGCAAATTCAAGCCAACGGCGGGCAACCTATAGAGGCAACTAGCCAGATACAACAAGATTATGCTGTATCAACTGTTGCTCATACTCCTATTACAAAAGCTGCCCAATTTACAGGGTCTGGTGCTAATGCTGTATTTACACAGCCGATGTTCTTCTCGCCTTTACATACGCCACAAAATTGGCAGATCCCGTCTAAGCGGAGAGAGGCGGCTCAATGGTTGATCCTTGCTAATACAGGACTTACGTTAAATGACTATACTACAAAATGCGTTCAAGATTTGCTATTTGATTTTGATAAAGCCGTTGTAGATCCAGCAACTAACGGCACTTGGTATCAAGATATTAAGTCTGAACCTGTATTGGGTGCAAGCGGCAAACTACGTCGTCCTCCTCATTTTTCAGAAAGAGATTGCGAAGACAAAAGATGTTTTAGTTTTAATGCTTATGGATATTGGAGATCTATTGAAGTATCTGAAGAGCATAAGATGTTTGTTATTGACGGTAAAACATATCGTCATAAGAAAAAATGTGAACAAAATGCAGCACACCGTAGGAAGAAGGGTATTAAAGAAGGTGGCGATAAGCCGCCAATTAAATTCCCAGATAAGTTAATTTGTAAGAAAGAAGCTCAAGATATTGTCAAAGACGATTTTCTTATTACCCCTATGCCTGAACTTGGCCAAGTTGCTTTAGATAAGAATCAAGCATGGCTGGTTGGCCTTTGTATTGCTGATGGATGTTTAAGTAAAGAAATTTATCATAGTTATAGTGTGCAGTTTACTATGGATAAAGATGAATATCATGTTCCTGAATTTCAAAAATGTCTTGCTGAATCATGGAACGGATCTGTTGCAGATTTTAAGCATGGCGATGGAGATGGATGGAGAGTTCGACAGTCTGGCAAGGATTCGTGGGCCTTCTTTGAGTCATACATCACAGGTAAAAGAAGTAAGAAAAAGTTCACTGCTGATGCTTTCGAATTAGATCAAGAATCTCGTTTACATATATTGGGTGGCTATTTTGATGGCGATGGAAGTTTTAACCCCGCCAAAAATCATTTGGAAGCTACCAATTATTCTTGCGATATGGCAGATCAATTATACTGGATGCTATTGTCTGTGGGTATCTCTTGCTCATTAAGAAAATGTCCTCTTTATGGCAATCATTACAAGACTAATTCTACACATTGTTACCGTATTTCTATTCCATCTTCTGAGGTTCCCAAGCTTCAGCCATATATGCGAAGCAATAAAATACCCGAATTCTTTGAATCTAAAAAAGATCGACAATTAAGATTCTTTTACACAGAAGATGGCATTACCTATCTGGCCCAACCAATCTCTGAGATTAAGGAGTTTAGTTACACAGGCAAAGGATATGACTTACAAATAGATCCTGAGCGAGCGTTTGTGGCTTCTGGTTTTGTGACTTCTAACTGCCGCTTCTATTATGATACAGAACCGAAGGTAGCAGCAGCAGTAGATTTTTACGCCAACTTTAGTATGTCGGGCTTTAAGCTTGAATGCAAAGACAAAAAGATACTTAGATATTATGAACAGCTTGTTGAGGACTTAGATCTTGAAGAATGGCTAGCATATATCAGTCATGAATATTTTATGTTGGGCGATGTCTTTCCTTTTCTTGAAATAAGATGCGAATCCTGCCAAGGTAGTGGATACACTCCTGACGGAGAAGAATGTTTTCATCCTGATGGCAAATTCGGTCGTATCGTTTTGATGAATCCTGACTATATCGAAGTGCAACAAAATGTATTAGCTGAAGACTCTGTCATTGCATTAACAGCAGATGAAGAGCTGAGAATGCTTGTGCAGCGCAGGGAACCAAGACAGTTATTTGACAAGCTTGATCCCAGATTAATTGATTTAGTTGCTTCTGGCAAACCTATTCCTTTGTCAAGCCGTTCTATAAGTCACTTAAGACATAACGCTAGTTCATATGCGACGTATGGAACATCTATGTTGCGTCGTTTATTCACGATGTTGGCATATAAAACAAAAATAATTACTGCTAACTGGATCGTGGCTGAAAGAATGATTCTGCCTATTAGAATTGTTAAAGTTGGCGATAAAGACCGTCCCGCATCGGACGAAGATCTTTCAAATGTTCAGTCTCAATTAGCTGCTGTTGCAAATGATCCTAATCTCACGATAGTGACGCACCATGCTTTTGAATATTCCTGGGAGGGGGCGACATCCAAAATTCATAATATCAGTTCTGAATTAGAGAATATTGGTAAAGAAATTTTAGACGGCATGATGATCAATCAAGCTTTGTTGAACGGTGAAGCAAGCAGTTATTCGTCTTCGCAGGTTGGTGTTGAAGTTCTTATTAAGCGACTTCAACAATGGCAGAATAAGCTTTCAAAATGGGTTGAGAAAAGAATTTTCAGACCTATGGCTATGATGCAGGGTTTCATCGATGAAGAAGCTACAAAAGAACTTGATGAAGACAGATACATTTATATGTTTCCTACGGTTAAGTGGAATGATCTTAATCTTCGGGACAAGTCAAACATGTTGCAGCTTTTTCTGCAATTGTATGATAAACAGCTTATGTCAGGACAGACGCTTCTTGAAGAATTTGATTTAGATTTTGACCAAGAGCAAGAACGTTTACGCGAAGAACAACAACTTGCGATGGCTAGCGGACAATTAATGCCAGGAGGTGGTGAAAACTTAGGAACGATGGGCATGGGCGGAATGCTGGGCGGAATGATGGGCGGACCTCCAGGCGCAGAGGGTATGCCTGGCGGAATGCCAGGAGATATGGGCGGCGCTCCAGGTATGGGTGCCCCAGGTATGGGTGCCCCAGGAATGGGCGATCCAGGAATGGGCGGTGCTCCTGCCGGTCCAGCAACAGCAAGCGGTATGGTCGTTACTAAAAAAGGTAAAGGAGCAAAACCCGAAGAGCCACGAACTCCACAAACTAAAATTATTCGCCTGACTAAATTAGAACAACAAATGTTCAAAGCTTTGAGCACTATGAAAGTTCCTTTTGCTTTGTTTGGGCAGTATCAAGTTAGGATTCCTGGACAACAACAGCCATTTTTGTTAGACTTTGCGTATCCTGAAATTGGAGTGGGCGTCGAGGCAGAAGGTTCTATTTGGCATGAACGAGCTGATCTAAAAATAAGAGATCTTGAAAGAGACCAGAAACTTGCGAATGTTGGATGGAGAATATTAAGATTTAAAGAAGATGCAATAGAAAATAATGTTGATCTGGTAAAAGATATTATTATGAAACATGTGGTAGATGCTTCAGAAAATCTGAAAAAAGCAGCAGAAAGCGAAGAAGAGTTTAATAAATTTGCATCAATGACAAGATTTCCAAATCAATTAGAGACAGGTGCTCTCGTAAGACGCATAGAAGACATTGAGAACGATTTGGGTATTATGATAATGTTTGGAGAGCCTCAATTATGACATCTTTTAATTTAACCCGTGTGGCTGGCGGACGACGTATTAGAGACAGAGGTATTAAATGGATAGAACATTATCACGAACGATCAGCTCCTGTTAAAAAGCGATTTGAACGAGAACTTGGACCAAATAGCTATTTGCGATGGGAAGGTCATGACTATACGACAAATGGTGATTATTTCTTAGTTGTAGGTCCAGCAATGACAAAGGAACTTAAAAAACGGTTTTTTTCAGGTATTAAACGTCTTCCTGAAAACCCAAAAGCTAAAGTTTACGCTCCCAGTGGAGAATATTTCTCAACTTTACATGGAGCTTTAAGCCATGCTGCTAAGAAATGGGGATTACCGTTCCCAAGAGGTAATCCTGATTATACTCTTGAGGATTTAACGAATATTAAGATCCCAAGACATGTAAAAGGTAGCGTTGAAGATAAAATATACAAATTATCTAATCATCATATTGTCAGACGAAAATCTATGTCTGATGATTCTATTGTAGTAACTGTTGGTTATAAAGATGAAAACGGAGAGACAGTCGAAATTGCTACTCATTCAGGTAAATATGCATATTTGCGAAAACTGTTAGATGATAGATATGGCATAAGGATATGAATTGGGCTTCGTGTTTGTTTTGTAGTTATTTTCTGCCATTGATAAAGACATGTATTCCTGTAGGAATATGGGTTTGATGCTGTCCGCGAAGGTAAAAGGGTCATCTTTTAGAAATAGTCTTAATGTGAACTGGTATTACAAAATTGCTGGTGTGCCAATGAAATTCTGGTATAACCCAGATACTGGTGAATTCATATCAGTAACTAGAGAGCATTCTGAAACTGTAAGCGAAGATCCTAAAAGATTTGGATTATCATCATTATCTTCAGGTAGCCTCATGGCCTCCAATCCTAAATTGGTGGCTATTAAGAATGGGTGGGTAAGTAGTTTTACATCCTCTTATACACTTTTAACGGGTTTGCAACCATCTTTATGTAAAGCGACAAAATATCTTAAGGATATGTTAAAAATGCCTGTGATGTTTGATTTCGTAGACCTGAATATTAAAAAAGAAGCTGTATCAGAGTCTAGCCTAAAAAGGTTTATGAATGCCTGTAATCCTTCTGTTTTAGAGGATGTATAATGAACTGGTATAAACAAGCAAAACAAGAATGGGCCAGATGGCAGATTGTTGAAATGCTTGAAAAAGCTTTTAAGCTTCCTCCCGAAGGCATGATGAAAACCCATCCTCGTGGCCCATTCGAATTGGAGATTGGACCAAAAGCGATGGATAATCCTAAGTGTATGGATTTTATGAATGCAGCAAGAGATATAAAAGCACATATGTGCATAGGCATGCATTTTCCTGATGAGCGATCTCCAGAGCAAGATGGCACAATTGTTGCGAATGGCACAATTAGTTCAAAAAATGAGGGAGAATTACTTGGAGACACAACATTTGTTAATAGTTGGATGTTGTCTGAATTAAATCAAGTTCCGTTTGATATTGTTAATACTGTATATGCAATTATTGACAGTCCAGATGATGGTGATGAAGAAGAGGAAATAGAATTTGATCCATCTCCATTAGACCCTGAACTTGTTCCTGTCTCAGCTACAAGTTCGCTAAAGATATTATCAATGAACTGGTATCATAATCATATTCTGCTTTCCCTTATCAAACAAGCTGATGTCCAGTCATTAGTTCCTACACTACAAGGCTGGGGAGAAGCTAGAGGCAAGTCCAAAGAAGAAATTGATGATGCT